CACCGAGACCGTGGCGTCGCTGTTCGGCAAGCGATTCGTGATCTGTCCGGAGCCGGACAAGGGCACGCACTGGAATGCAGGCCGAGTCAAGGATCTCAACGGCGGACAGACGCTACGGGCGAGGCATTTGTACGGACGCGAGTTTTCGTTCACCGCGACGCACACTATGGTGGTCCACGGGAACCATCAACCCGAGATCCGCGATCATTCCGAGGGATTCCGGCGACGGATTCACCTAGTACCCTTCCGCAACCAGGTGCTACCGGAGAATCGGGTCGTCGAGCTGGGCGCGAAACTAGCCGGACCGGGGGTACTCCGTTGGCTGGTGGAGGGCGCGATCGCCTATCAGCGGAATCTCAACCGACTGGCTACCAGCCAGGAGGTGGCGAGCGCGACCGGTGATTACCTCAATGAGCAGAACCACATGCATCGGTGGATGAACGAATGGTGCGAATACGACCCGGACTGCTGGGAGTCGTCTGGCGACCTGTACTCGACGTACCAATACTGGTGCCGCTCCGAAGGGATTATGTACGTCGAAACGAAGCAGGCCCTGTCCGCGTATCTCCAGACCCGAGGCTTCAAACCCCGGATGAAGGAGATTCATGGTAGGAAGACTAGGGGCTACGGTGGCGTCCGTCTCATCCGAGCAACTGAGCCTAACACCGCCTTATGAAAACCCCGGTACGCCAGGTACGAGCCCCCGGGAGGGTGTTCCTAAAAGCCGCGCCGGTTAAAGAGCCGTACGGCGCTACGTACCGGGCGTACCGGGGGTCGTTGACGGCCGTTAAACCGACCGGGGATGGGCGCCTACGGCCCGGCGATTCGGGAGCGCTTGACGGGGGTCCAGACGGGTGCCACGCGCGCCCACTCCTGGCCGGGGGCGGCTATGCGCGCGTACGGGCGCGCGGTGTAGTGGCCCCACATTTGGCAAAAAGTCTCCCCGGGTTCGGTATCAGAGATTTAGCTAGCCAGTTCGCTTATAAGATAATGTGACCAATATCACATTGACACCCACCCGGATAACCTGATATACTAGTATTTGAAATTAAGGAGACCCCAATGATCACCAGCATCCTAGCCGCCCACGAGGTCCAACCCGGCATGTACCTGGACTCCATCGACGGAATCCGGCTCGTCACAGACTACACGACAGGCCTGGGCCTGATCGAGGCAGTGAGGGAACCGCGTGATGACGTGGAGCTGACGGTTTGGGGCGAGACGAAGATGTTCACGATCAATGTGGGACGCGACACGCAGATTGGGGTTGCGCGCGGCTGACGCGTGTGGTAGAATAGAAATATAACAAGGGGAAGGGAACCCGAAATGGCAGAGTACGGCGTAATGATCAAGCGGAACGGCCAGATCGTCACGGACGCGAACGAGGCCCAGGCCGTCCTCATCAACGTGCACGGTGGCGGCTGCATCACCAAGGCCCTCGACGAGGTGCAGCGCTGGCAGGTCACGCTCCCCCGTCGCGTGGAGAACGCAATCGACCGGGTGGGCTACCAGCGCGCGATCGCCAAGACCGTGGGCAACGACTCCATCGAGTGGGCGTGACGACATGTGGTGGATCGTGATCATCGCAGCCCTGCTCGTCGGTGCCAACCAGGGATGGGTCCTGGGCGTGCTGATCGTCCTCGCCTGGCTCGTTTGCCTGCACGTCCGCAATCTCTACGTTAGGCGGTACATGTGACAGATTGTGCAGTTGACTCGGGTATGGTAGAATCGCCCCCGTGAAGAGGGCACTCACCATCCGGGAAGGGAGAGCCGTGGCATTCGCACGAACGCAAGGCATCGATTACGCGCCGTCCTCAGTGGAGGACGTCCGAGACGAGATCATCCTAGCCCGCGACGACGCCGTAGCAGTCCAAGACACGGAGTGGGCACTGACGCTGAGCTGGGTGATCGCGTATCTAGCCGAGTATGCCGACATGTTGAACGATCCCCGAATCGTCAACGAACTGCACCTTCGCCGCGAGGACGAGGGATCAGCGAGCGCCTGCGACATCCCATTCAACGTATGAGAACCGATAAGGACATCGACCGCGACTTAGCGGCGATCCTAGCAGAGAACGTCAGGCGTTTTCCACCGGAGGTGAGACATGTCGATGACAGACGAGATCCTACGGGCGCAAGACTCCATCAGCGACGCGTGTTCGGCGACGGAGCGAGCCTCCCGGTCAGCCCAGCACGCGGGATCGAGCATGGACATCATGGCCCTGCACCTTCATCTGATCCTGATCAACCGACAGCTTAGCCTGATCGCGGCGAGGCCAGGTATTGCGTCGCGTCGCCACACGTGATATAATTGTATAGACGGGGCGGCACCAGCCCCCCGCAATTGGGGAAGGGAACCCAAAATGCCACGCAGCACGCAGTCACGAGGTGTCCGTCGCGGACGCAAGGCCACCGAGCCCGTCGAGATCGTCGACGAGGTGCAGGACCCACAGGTCGAGGAGGCGCTCAACCACGCCGAGATGGTCGAACCGCCCTACGGCGAGAAGTTCGCAGCCATCGACGCCGAGTTCGCCGCAACCGATGAGGACGCGCCCGAGGTCGTCACGGCCGAAGCCGATCTGACCGGCCGCACGGGCGACCCGGACAGCCTGCCCGTCCAGGCACTGCACGCCCGCGACTTCGACTGGGACACCATGCGCTGGGTTCCGCCGAAGACCAACGGCACGCGCCCCTGCCTCTGCAACCGGCTGCGCGGCCACGAGTGCGATCTCTCCACGAAGAGCCGGTTCGCCATCGGGCACGACGCCCGCTTCAAGGGCATTCTGCAGACGGCCTACCGAGGCGGAGCCCAGCTGCCCTGGACCTTCGAGACGGGCGACACGCTCACCACGGACGAGGGCACCAGCACCAAGCTCGACGAGCCCGTGGAGCAGATGCTCGCGGCCGACCAGATCGCCCGGATGGTGGCACCCAAGCTCCTGCCCCACGTGACCCACGAGTCGCGCGGTGCCCGTCTCCAGGCCCTGGACGCGGCGGCCGGAACCACCGTCCCGCAGACCGCCGTGGATCACCCGAAGGCGGACGAGGACCTCACCGACGCCGACCTGGCCGACGTCGTGGACGACGCGGAAGGTGTGGACGCTCAGTTCGTCGAGAGCTGATGGGGCTGATCGATCGGGTACTTGGCCTGGATGAACCGGCCAAGTGCCCGATGCACCCCCGAGCCAAGATGCCCTGCCGCACCTGCCAACGGGACCGGGAGCGCTCACGCGGCTTCAAGCCCGAGACCCGGACCACCTTTGGCCCGCGTGGCGGCGAGCGAACCAAGCGAACGGGCAATCGGGTCGACGGCGCTGGGAACGTCTGGTGCGGCCGATGCGATTGCCGCGTCATAAACCACCGATGCACGAACGCGCGATGTTCTTCGAGGAGCGGATGATGGCGTGGGGATGGCGTAGCGGAGGCAAGGCCGAGACCAGCCCGACCGAACGCAGCCGGATCGGCTGGCTGATGGAACGCGGCATCACGCCGATGAATCGCAGCACCCGGCTATGGGACATGGAGATCACGGCCCACCGGCTGGTCCCGCATCGGACCGAACGCGTCGGCTCCCTGGACATGGCGCGACACGCGCTGGACCAGCAGCGGGCCGGACACAAGATCGATCCAATCAAGTGGCAGGGCTCGCAGAACATGGCGACCGGCCGCGCGTACGACTGGTGCTACTGCATCGAGGCGGTCGACACCGAGGCCGACGGGCGAATCGCCTGCATCTGCCAGTGTGCCGACTGCAAGCCAGCCGGTAAGGGCGCGACGCCGGTCCACTGGCGCAAGCGCAAGCACGCACACGACATCCGGGTCAGCATGATCCGGCACCAGCAGGCCACCAACACTCGATGGCTCCGGCTGGGCCGATTCATCGACAGCCTGGTCTGGGACTACCACCACGGATACTGGTTCTGGCAGCGTTGGGGCTGGTTCACCGACGACGGCCTGCCAGTCGCCCAGGCGCGGGGTGGCGACACCCTGCCCGACGACGACTACGAAGAGCCTGACACACCGCAAGAGCCCATCAACTGGTACAAGAAGTCCGACCCCGAGGAGGACGCCGACAATGGCTGACCCGATCCGCGCGCAATACCTACCGTACGGTGGAGACATCAACGGCATGAAGATCCGACCGAAGCACTGGCTGTTGATGTACCCGCAGAGCCAGTGGACGGTGATGACCGAGGCGGAATACCGGGCGGCCACCGCACCCAAGCGCGTCAAGCGGCGGAAGGTGTCCCACAAGCCGAAGCCCGACGCCTATATCGCCCCTGAGAGGCAGTAATGAGCTGGGACACGGACCCGTACCGCCATCAGGAGTTCGGGCTGACCGCCGAAGGCAACGTGGTGCTCTACTGCCACAATTGCGGCATGGAGAAAGACATCGGCCCGATGGTCGGGATGTGGGTCGAGGCGCTGGTCATCCGGTGGCGCGAGCACGTGCGAGAATCGCACCGGATCACGCCCGAGGACACCCGAGACTGGAACGCGCCCGGTAAGCGCTGGGTGGCCGGTCCACCCGAGCACACCCACGTTATCCGCTTCGAAGGCGCAGGCCAACGCAGCGAGGAGCGGGGTCACTATGAGTGAGGACTCCGACGACGTCCGACTCAAGGTCGAGCTGGTCATGGCGAACATCGACGAGATCGCCCGCGAGAAGGTCAACATGGCGGTGGTCCACGCCTACATGCACATTGCGGGCAACGCGACCCGCTCCGCGATCAACACCATCTACGGCGAACTGGAGGCCCAGGGCCAGCCGACCGATGTCTGCGCTAGCTTGGCCGGAATCTGGAACGCGTTCGCCTCGGCCATGATGCCCTTCCATCTCGAAGTACCCTGCGACCACGAGGAGCCCCCAAATGGCGACCCGCTCGGTGAAGATCACCGTCACGATTGAGGACGGGGTCCATGGCGACCACATGGGCGAGGCTAGCTCGATCGTCAGTCTGCGGACGGACCTGCTGACCAGTGCGTTCGCTTCCACGTCGCAGGACTGGTACTCGCAGATGGTCGCCGCACTGGGTACCCTGGCCTACCGGGACGCGTTCCCCCGATCAGGCCGGGAGCTACCGGTGCAAGTTGCCCACCAGCCGCTCGACTCTGCAGCCACACTGGAGGCCGCGCTAGTCGAGGTGGATCGGCTCGATAGGAAGTGACCACGCCCCGTCTGCTGATGTTCGTCGCCGCGACTTTGTCCGCCTGCACGGTCTATTTCGTGATGGCGGGCGGGATCAAGGCGGTGTTCTGGCTGGGCATGCTGATCTCGATCGGCGCATCCGGGCTCATCGGATTTATGGTGGGGAGAGCGAGCAAATGATCATCAACGCGATCAACTACGCGGGCTTGGTCGGACACTACGTCCGGATGGAACGGCTGTCTACCGTCGAGGAGCTGGCGGCGACCCAGGAGCAGACGGTCGGCATGGAGGCAGTTATCGCCGCAGTGATGGACGACGGCAACGATGTAGTTGTGATCAGCGACTACGGCGAGACCTGGCGAATCACTGGCCGCGACGCCATGGACTGGTCATTCACGATTTGGGCCAGCGAGGAGATCGCTTCGACATCGCGCCTTCGGCTGGCGGAGGTTAGACCATCATGAGCCAACCCCATCCTTACGCCGCGATCACCGTCGTGGTGGTGCCGCTCGATGCCAATGGGCGGCCGATTCCGTCGCAGACGGTGACCGTGGTCGGGATCGGTGGGGTGCAGTTAGACGTCGGGGAAGCTACCGTAAGGTGGCAACCAGATCGGGTGACCGGCAATCGGTTCACTTTGATCGGGTGGAAGGAATTCATATGACCATGCCGAGGCGCCCCGGATTCGATCCGGGCGGCTGGGAATCGGGTGGATGGCCAGTCTACGGCCACAAGCGGTATCGACTCTGGGTTCCTCCCGGAACGCGGCTCGATGCACGATGGGGGATCATGGTTCGAGACGACGTCAGCGCGCGGGGTCAGCTGGCGATCCTGAACGCCATTCCCCTGTTCGATTTGAACAGCGCGGGCCACATCGTCTTTCGCCGTCAGTCATGACTCCCGAGGAAGAGGCTTGGCTGGAGGCACTGCCGCGAGTGACTCTCGCTCAACGCGTGTATTACTGGGAATGGCGCCACGAGCTGGAGCGCCCACGTCCGATCGATCGGGTGCGACCCTACGTTCTGTGGCGTAAGGAAGAACACATTGTGGGCTGGTTCGAGGAATGATATACTGGGGTATAAGAGAGGGAAGGGACCCCAAATGAGGATCTGCCACATCAACGTCGCGGGCCTGGAGTGCGGCCAGCCGGTGGCCGGAGCCATCCACTGGGCAGGCGAGGAGTACAGCGACGAGGCGTGCCAACGGCACCTGGCCCTGTTTGCCGACGTGACCGAGCACCGCATCGAGCTGTACCCCGCGTGCCAGATCGAGGTCCTCGACCCGTACAGCCGGGTGGATCTCGTCGAGTGCGGCGAGCTGGCCACGGCCAAGGCGCACTGGGATGGAGGAGGGGCAATATGGATCTGCAGCGACCACCTGACGGTACTGGCGAAGGCGAACTGACATGGGCTACATGATCGCAATGAGCCAGTGCTTCGGCTGTGGGCGAGTGATTGCCTACAACCCGGATCTCGTGCCGTCCATCAAGGTAAGCCCGAACCCGGATCAGACCGACCCGTACCCCTGGATCTCGGATCCGCAGAACGGCATACCGTACCCCGTCTGTCGGGAGTGCGTCGAGCGCGTCAACCCGATCCGCGTCGCGGGTGGGCTGGAGCCGATCGTCCCCCATCCCGACGCGTATAAGGAGATGGAGGTATGATCTGGTTTGCGGTAGGAGCGCTGGTCGGGGTGGGCCTCGCCTACCTGATTAACCCGTTGGGCCTATTCCGAGGGCCGTGGAACCTATGAAGCACATTACGATCGAGACGCCGCGCATCCCGGCACAAGTGCGGTTCTGGTTGCAACAGGTGCTAGGCGCGCTTGCTATCGCGTTGGTCATCGCGGGACTGATCTGGCTCATCAGCTCGATCCACATGAACGCCGCAGCCGTTTTGGGATGCTTCGGCCTGCTGATCTCCATGGTGATGCTGGCGGACGGGTTCCTCCGATGAACATCACCCACGGTTGGAAAATCTGGAAGATCCGGTTCCGGCTGTCTGCAAAGAAGCCGCATCTGCACATCTGGTGGCACTCGTGAGCGCGCCCGAGCCCGTTTGGAAGGAGGGCGACCCGCCGATCCTGGTGTTCGCGGGTCGCTACGGTCAGGCCGAACACTGGGCGCGCAACGTCGCTATGCTGCCCCGGCGCAGCGCCTTTCGGTACGTCCAAGACACCCAGGACCTGCGTGGGCGTCGGGGTGCCAAGGCCGTCATGGTCGGCACATTCTGGGCCAGACCGCACGCTCACGATTTGCTCGACTTCGCAACACTGATGGAGGTTACGTGGCTGCCCGACTACGACGTCCGGGTCGATGCGGATGAGTTTGCCGAGTCGTCCGTCCAACGCTACATCCGCGAGAACAAGCTCCGACCCCCGCGTGACGGCACGGCCGACGATCCCGTCGACTACCACGACCTAAGTCCCGAGTAGACCAGCCTCCCGCGTCGGACCCCCAGCCAATGGTTGGGGGTTCGACTTTTTTAAAGGCCTCGCGCCAGCCCTGGCATGCCACGCGATTTGACCGGGGGATTGACGGGCGGGTGACTCGTCTGGTAGACTGGTGTCCGTGTCCGAGTATCCGAGCCGCGAACTGGAAATGATCGACCAGGTCGCAAAGGATCGTGAAGCGCTCGAACTACGCTTGCGACACATGGCTTACCAGGACATCGCCGACGTCCAGGGTGTTACCGTCCCTACCGTCCGGAAGCGCATTCGACGCGCGATCCAGGCCGGAATCCCCAAGGAGACGCGTGATCAGGCACGTACCCTTGAAGTCACCCGGATCGATCGGCTCCAGCGGTTTAATGAACTGGTTATCCAGTCGGCGGCCACGACACTCGCGGAGAAGTTCACCGCCCAACAGGCTTGGTTGGCTGCTTCAAAGGTACGAGCTGCCCTCCTCGGTCTCAACATGCCAGCTGAGCTGGAAGTCAAGTACTCCGGCGCCCTGGACCACGAGATCGAGGCCCTAATGGTAGCAATGGGCGGCACCCCTCAGGTAGTGGACGGCGAGGTGGTCGACGCCGATGACTGAACCGCCCCGAAACTGGCGCGAGGGCTACGGTCCTGGCGACGGCGAGTGGCGGATTTGGGAGCCGGAGCGCAAGCAGCATTTGCGTGACCGGCTAGCTCAGGAGATCGAGAAGCGGCGCACGATGTGGCGCTGCGATAGGCCGTTTTGCGATGGTCGACCCCACGAGGGGTGGGTCGCTCCGCATGCGCGCTACACACAGCTTGCCCCACCCGATACCCCCAGAACCGTGCGTGATCCGCGTCAGGCCGCGCCGGTCCAAGTCACCCTTCCATGGTTAGAGTGGCTGATCATGGCGGGTCGCGGGTGGGGCAAGACCCGTACTGGAGCCGAGTTCATTCGAGAGCAGGTGGATAAGCTCGGCCCACCGGGTCGAATCGCGCTCATTGGCCGCACTGCGGCTGACGTGCGCGATGTCATGATCCTAGGCGAGTCGGGGTTGCTGTCAGTGTTCCCCGCTTGGGAGCGACCGGTTCACTATCCGAGTAAACGCGCCGTCCACTTCAAGAATGGAGCAGTCGCTTACTGTTACAGCTCGGATGAACCCGATCAGCTCCGAGGTCCGCAGCACCACGCGGCCTGGATCGACGAGATGGCGACTTTCAACCATCTTGAGGACGTGTTCACCAACTACCGGCTTGGTCTGCGGCTGGGCTCGGACCCCCGTTGTGTGATCACGACCACCCCACGCCCCCGGCCGGAGATCCGGGAGCTGAGGTACTCACCGACCACAGTCATCACCAGTGGCCGGACGTATGATAATCTCCACAATCTGGCTCCTGTCTTCCGGGAGACGGTCCTTGCCAAGTACGAGGGATCGCGACTCGGAAGGCAGGAGCTGGAGGGCGAGCTACTCGAAGACGTCGAGGGCGCGCTCTGGACTAACGATCTCATCGAGGAGCACCGGGCCGACATGAAGATGGTCGAGCCGTTCCTCGCGCAGATGGAGATCGTAGTCGCGATCGACCCAGCAGTGACCTACGGTGGCGATGAAACGGGCATCATCGTTGCCGGTCGACTCGACCACGAGGGATTCATCCTCGCGGACATGTCAGGCCACTACACCCCGCATGGATGGGCTCAAGCCGCGATCCAGGCCGCTGTCGCCTGGCGCGCAAGCTACATCGTCGCCGAAACAAATAACGGCGGCGAGATGGTCCGCACTACCCTGGAATCCGAACGTCTGCCGCAAGGAGTGAGGTATCGACCTGTAACTGCTAGCCGAGGCAAACGACTGCGAGCCGAGCCTGTGAGCACCCTGTACGAACAGGGGCTATGTCACCACGTCGGGATCCACCACACGCTGGAGGATCAAATGACGACGTGGACACCAGCCGACCGCTTGTCCCCCGACCGCCTCGACGCGCTGGTATGGGCCATCTCTCACCTATTCTTCCGGAGGCGTGGGATGGCGGATGTCGCGTAGCATAAGCTCCCCGATTGAGCCCGGGGGAGGCTGGGTCGGCGCGCTAAAAGGCGCGGTAAGCCTGCTGGCAGACCAGGCTACTCGTAGTCTGGCGCGTCGATCCATGCCTGGAACAGAATTCCCCTTCGGAGGATCGTTTCATGTCGCGGGGAATGACACTATATATGTGACGATGGGTCCAGACGGCCTGTACCAGTGGTACATGGACGGCGAGACCGGATGGCGGAACAGCGCAGTTGCTTACCGCTGCATCGTCGCGATCGCGACTAACGCCGCTACCTGCCCCCTAGAGATCTTGAATGACGGCGGCGAAGCAATCCCCAACGAGGTGGCTGACCTCTGGAACCACGCTCCCAACGAATACATGTCGGCTCGCGTCTTGCGCGAGATCAGCTGGCTGCGGCTCGAAACGCGAGGCCAGACGTTCATCTACATGGACCGAGGCAATTCGGGCCGAGGTCCTGTGTCTGCACTGCACGTGCTCGACCAAAGCTGGGCGATCGAGCCCGTCATCGACAACACCGGTCCAGAAGACACGCAGACGCTGATCGGTTACCATGTTCATGGCTCCAGCGGGCGAACCGGGTTCCTCCTTCCTGAAGAGATGCTATGGCTGCGGTACCCGGATCCTGATGACGTCTGGGCCGCTTTGCCGCCGCTGCGAGCCGCCCGGTTTGCGCTTGAACTGGACGACTACGCGCGTCGTTACCAGTCCGCTACTCTGCAACGTGGAGGAACCCCGGGTGGAGTCGTATATCTCGGTGACGTGGACGAGCACACGCACAAACAAGTCCGGGCGGATCTCCAGGCGCGGCACGAATCCCCCGAGAACGCCGGACGACACCTAGTCCTCAGCGGGCCGGTGCCTGCCAAGTACGACCGCATCGGCTTGACGAGTGAAGAAGTCAGCTATCTAGACACCCGGGTACGCACTGCCGAAGAAGTGATGCTGGCCTTCGGCGTCCCCCGTGACTACCTGATGGGTGGTACCACCTACGAGAACCGAGACGCAGCGCGAACTACGCTCTGGTCTGACACCATCGTGCCCAAGTTGCAGGTGGTCGCCTCGGAGATCGATTTGGTGGTGGTACCGGATCCCACCCAAACCGCCCAGTTCAACGTCGATGATGTAGAGGCACTGCAAGAGTCAGCCGACGCCCGCCACGGGCGGTTGGTTACCCTCGTACAGAACGACATCGTTACGATAGACGAAGCGCGCGAAGAAATCGGCCAAGAGCCGTTGCCAGATTCGATCGGCACAGTGACGCTGACAGTTTACCGGGCGCGAGCCAACAGCATCGGCTCGCACCAGTTGCCGGACATCAAGGGGGAGACGCCCCCCGCATTGCAGGGCGCGAACCCGTTCGACAAGAGTACCCCGGACCCCGGTGCTCCTACAGACGATAACCCCACTCCTGATGAGGACCGTTCTCATCGAAATGGGCACCGCCTGCCGATAGGATCTGCCACGTGACTAAGCTCCTAGTCATCCCTGCCAACGCAGCCGATATGGATCGCACCGGCCACGCGATCCTGCTACGAGAAGGACCCCTCGACGGCCAAACGGGCGAGCACATCGGCGTACTGCCACGCCAGCTCGACCTGAAGATAGGCGTCTATGGTACGTGGACCTACCTGCGTACGGGTGAAACCACCGAAGTAACCGACTTTGTCCCGGGCTCTACCAAGATGCGGACCCGCGAGGGCTGCGTCTATGTATGGAATGGTAGAGACCCGAGTGGAAATCGTATCTGACGCCTATCGCTATGTAGCATTCAGCGACCTCACTGTTCGTGCCGACCCCAGCGGCGACGATCCCCACTTTGAGGGCTGGGCTTGCAGACACGGCGTCACAGACGCTTACGGAACGACATTCCAGGCTGGCTGCTGGTCAGCAGGTGGTCTCGACGGGGAGCCCTATGCGCTCTGTTGGATGCATGACCCCACTATCCCGGTCGGAGTATTCCGAGCGGAGGACCAGGCCGAAGGGCTCTGGATTCGAGGATGGTGGGACGACACTAGGGACGGGCACGATGCCCGTACTAAGGGAAGTTCCGGATCGGCTCCCGAGCTGTCCGTAGGATTCCGCCAAGCGATCTTCGACGAGGACGAGGCAAACAAGATCGTCGCCGTCAAGCTCGTCGAAGTCAGCCAGATCACAGCACGCATGGCCGCTGTGCCTGGATCTCAGTTCACGGCAGCTCGATCGGCTCCTGCCACCGGTCGTTCCGTCGCTGCAGCACGGCTGCGATTGAGGACCGTTCAACTAGGAGGACGACTGTGAACCGCCGACCCATCACCGTCGCGCAGACCATGCGCGCCCGACGTCGCGCCTATGGCGCCACAGGTTGGCGGACCGCGCCGACCGCCATCGACTACACCCAGTTCACCGACGGTGAGCTGCAGCAGGCCCGTTCGGAGGTGCTCGAAGCACTCGGCGGTGAGAACGCGACCGACGAGGACGCCACCCGGGCGGACGCCATCGCCACCGAGATCGAGCGTCGCAACACCGTCACCGAAGCGACCAACGCCCGACGTCAGCGACTGGCCGACACGCGAGTCGTCGAGCGCTGGCGTCCCGAGAGCCCCAACGGTGCCGGTGGCCAGCGCGGCAACCAGCCTCAGGACCGAGGCCAGCGTCCGACCGGCTCCGACGGGCCAGCCCCCAACCCGATCATCCCCGGCAACTGGCGCGACATGGTCGCCGAGGGTGCGAACGCCTACCGCGAACGCGGAATGACGGGATCGGCCGAGATCCTCCGGCTCCCCGAGGCGACCGATCTCCGGGCGCTCGTCACCACGGCGACGTGGACGAGCCAGCCGACCCGACTTCCGGGAATCGTCCACCCACCGGACATGATCCTCAAGGTGGCGGACCTCTTCGACCAGCAGACGGCGACGTCGGGCTCGATCGAATGGGTGATCGAGGGTGCGGGAACCAGTGTTCCGGCCGCCGAAGTGGCGGAGGGTACGGCCAAGCCCGAGGCCACTCTGGCGTTCACGGTCGCGAGTGCCGCTCTGGCGACCCTCGCCGTGTGGATCCCGCTGACCCGCCAGTCGGCCGAGGACAACGCTCAGCTGACCGGGTACATCCAGGGTCGACTGAGCTACGCGGTCGAGAAGCGCCTCGACGCACAGGTGCTCAACGGCAACGGCACCGCCCCCAACATCCGGGGTGTGCTGAACACGGCAGGGATCCAGACCCAGCTCACCACCGACGGGATGCTGATCGCGATCCGCAAGGCGATCACCAAGGCTCAGGTCTCCGGATACAACCCGTCCGGTGTGGTCCTGCATCCGGTCGACTGGGAAGGCGTCGAGCTGACCCAGGACTCGACCACGGGTACGTTCCTCTTCACCAAGGACCCGGCCTCCCTGGCTGCTCCGCGAGTGTGGGGGCTGCCCGTCGTGCCGACCGTGGCGATCGCGGCGGGCACGGGTCTAGTGGGCGCGTTCAAGGAAGGCGCCACGCTTTGGCGCAAGCCGGGCGTCCGTATCCTGATGTCGGACAGCCACGTCGACAACTTCATCAAGAACATCTTGGTCCTGCTGGCGGAGACCCGGGCGCAGCTCGCGGTCTACGCACCGGCCGCGTTCATCAAGCTGTCGGCTACGTGACCAACTGTCGGTGTTGCGGGGTGGGGGTCAGCGATCAGGCCCCCATCCCGCCTAAGCAGTACAAAGGTCCAGATGAGTTACTGCACGATCGACCAAGCGAAAGCTGCGGGTGCGTCGGGCACGGACACGGAGATCCAAGCCGCAATCGACTCCGCAGGCCCCGTGATAAATCAGTACACCCGGGAGATCTGGGAGCCGACGACAACGACGATAATGGTGGCGGTTAGCTATGGAGTCGGCCGACTGTCGCGCTGGGCTGCCTCCGTCCAGACCGGATCCTTGGGCTCGGACGGATACACTTGGTACGCGGGTTATATGGCGTCTGGTGAGTTTCCTGTCACTGGCGATTTCGGCAGCCGAGAGACTCCGTTGGGCGTGCAGTTGGCTGCGGCGCGGTTGGCAGCAACCTATTCTCCGATTCCGTTCACAGCGCAGGCCGACGCTGAAGGTAATCCAATCGGCCGACCCCCCGCTTCGACCGAGCAGGATGGAACGGACCCTGGACCACCCCAGCAACGGCAAGGTGTCCCGGCTTCGGAGCGGACCACGGGCGATCCCATCGTAGACGCCTGGCTGGAGCCCTACAAGACGAATCGAGTACTGGTCTAATGGCGACCAAGAAGAACACTGGCGGCGACGACACGGTCGACCACTCCAAGAGTGTCGACGATCACTCCGAGGACGTCACCGTCACGGTCGGAAGCGACACCACAACGGAGGTGGGTGACGTCACAGTGCAGCACTGGGACCACCCCAAAACGCATAGTGGTCCGTATCGTATTGACCGTGGAGATCGGGTGATCAAGTATGCCCGCCCAAGTTCAGTGGATGAATCAGGGTGAGTGGGAGCGCGCTGTACTTCGGGTCTTCCAGCAGTGGGAAGGTCAGTTCCCGGAGAACGCGGCTAAACTTGCAGCCATGGCCGAGAGAGAAGCCAAAGCGCGTGCGCCCGTACGTACTGGGCGGCTCCGCAATGGAATCACGGGACGAGTGGAAACGTCTGCAGACTCAACGTCCGCTATTCTAGAAAATGAAGTGCCGTACGCGGCGTTCGTCGAGTTCGGCACTAGGCACAATCGGGCTCAACCGCACATGCGACCTGGATTCGCAGTAGCGGAGCAAGCGTACGCGAAAACAATGGTGCAAGGCCTCGATTAGGAGTTCCCATGAAGTGTGTGGCCTGTTGGCTGGCGACCGAGGGCGCGGCGATGACCGAGGCCCTGTTCGTCTTCGGTGGTCAGTCGCTGTGCGCCGACCACATGACCAAGGTGTACGACGCGCTCGAAGCGCAGCCCGACGTCACCCCGCACTGATGCCCGGCAAGAAGTACGCGTCGATTAAGCGACCTCGTATGTACGAGGCGTTGCGTAGGCGCGGATTCAGCAAGAGCAAAGCCGCGCGAATCTCCAACGCAAAGAAGCGCCGATAACCATGGCATCCAACGCCACCCTAGCCGGTGCAATCAAGTACGTGATCGAGTCGGCTGGGCTCGGCGTATCCGCCTATCGGGACATGGCTCCTCCCCGGGCGACGATGCCATTTTGCGTGATCACCGAAGGGGTGGCGTGGAATGTGCTTCCTCACGGCGACACCGACGCGTCAGATGAACTGTCGATTCGCGAGCTGGTCCAGGTAGACATCTACCAGGGCCTGCGCTCAGCCGATGGCACTAGAACTGAGAATCCCGATTTAGAGGATCTCGTCTGCTTCACTCTGCAGCAATCCAAGTTGCCCACCTGGGTCAACCTGGTCTACGGGGTGCAGGTCCTCACGCGCTCGACTCAGACCGATCAAGCGCAGTCTAACGTGCGGCGCACGATCGTCACACTACAGATTGATCGGTTGCTGGCAGCCCCAGCAATCCGCGAGAGGATCCGTAAATGACCAGGTCAGTTCCAGAAGTGGAGCCCCAAGTGGCAACCCCAGTTTCCGATCAGGGCATCACCAAGGTATACGCCATCCAGCACTGCCAGATTGCCACCGTCCTGACCGATGCGGTTGGCGCGGCGGCGACCTACGGTGAATGGTTCGACGTCCCCGGCGTCAAGTCGCTCATCTTCTCGGGCGATATGGACACCAAGCAGCTACGCGGTGACAACCGGCTGATCGACCAGCAGTCCATGATCACCGGGTTGACGGCGGCTTTCGAGAACGCCAAGCTCAGCCTGCAGAACCTGGCCGTGATGCTGGGCGGCACGGTGACCGCGCGAACAGCTGGTACTACCGGAGCCTACACCGGTCGAGGATGGGGGCTGCTGTCGTCCGCCTATCCGCGCGACTTCGGGATGCGGGCGATTTCGGCTGCGGGCGACGCACCCGGTGGTGCGGTCGCGTTCGTGATGAGCAAATGCTCCCTGTCGGGATTCCCCGAGATTGGCGCGGCCGAGGAGGACTACCAGATCGTTTCGGGCGAGGTCAACGTGAACCCGCCCAACGGCACCTCGCCCTGGCTGGACGTCATCATCATGGACACCTACTCGCCGCCTGCCCCGTGGGCGCCGGACTCCAGTACCTGATCTGCCTGCATCGCAGCCCGATGCTAATCTGCCGCATCGCAACCCGATGCCCCGCGTTAGGACAGCCGTATGCCCGGCACCAGCAACACTTCCGGTGAACGGATTCGGATCGGAGACGACGAACACGAACTAATCTACTCTATGCTGTCGTTGGAGAAAATCGAGGAGCAGTTCGGCTCGGTGGCCGAGATGCAGAATCTGATCACGGACGAAAAGGGCCAGGTGGTCCTCGACCGTCCAGTGATCAAGCTGCTGATCGACATCATCCACGCCGGACTGCTCCACGTGTATGACGATACCCCGGCCGCGAGACGTGTGATTGCCGCATCCATGATGCCATCTCAGCTGGACACCATGGTGGAAGTGTTTACCGCAGCGTTCACCGACGCATTTGGCGAGCTGGGCGAGAAGGCCATGGCGGGGGAACTGGAGCGGACGGTGCCGAACCGGGCGGAGCGCCGATCCGCATCCCCTTCGCCCAATGGTATTACCTCGCTACCGTCGTCTTCGGTCGCACGCAAGAAGAGTGGGAAGAAATGACCCCGCGCCAGCTAATGGCGCTGGCGGATAAGCATCGCGAGTTTGAAGGAGGCGCCACCCGCAACGGGCAGCAAATGCAGGCCCAGCCCAAACGCCAACGCTCCACCTCAGGATCTGCCGGTTGGCTGATGGCAGTAGCCAACGATCTAAACCGACACAGGCCCGTCCCTACGGAGTGAATGATGGCGTTGTTGCCCGATCTGGTCGGACGAATCCGACTCGATATGTCGGAGCTGAACCGCGCGCAGGGTGAGGCTACCTCGCGTGGCGCGGCGATCGGCACGGCTTTGGGCTCGGCGGTCGGCTCCTTGGCTGGCGGATTGCTGGCTGCGGCGGGTGAGAAAGTCCTCCAGTTCGTGTCTGGCTCGGTGGACGCGTTCGCCAAACTCGAAGATGCCATGTCGGTCACTGGTGTCAAGTTCGGTGAGGCGGCCGGATCGGTCGAGAATTTTGCCGCCCGAGCGTCCACCTCGTTTGGGATGAGTAAGCGCGAGGCCCTGGAGGCGTCTAACACCTTCGCCACCTTTGGCAAGGCTGTAGGCCTGACGGGTCAGCCGCTAGCCGATTTCAGTACCCAGATGACTGGCCTAGCCGGAGATATGGCCTCGTTTGCCGGGACCACCCCGGACGAGGCTATTACCGCGTTGGGCGCGGCGTTCCGTGGTGAGTTCGATCCCATCGAGCGCTACGGCGTCCTAATCAATAAGGAAATGGTCAACCAGAAGGCCCTGCAGATGGGCCTGGCGGCGACCAAGGACGAGATCACTAAGGGTGACGAGGTCATGGCGACCCGTCAGCTGATCCTGGAGCAGACGGGCCAGGCGCAGGGCGACTTCGCTCGGACGTCCGATAGCGTGGCCAACAGCCAGAAGCGGATGGCGGCCGATACCGAGAACGCCCAAGCCGCACTCGGTGAGAAGCTCGCTCCCGCGTTTCTGGTGGTGCTCAACGCTCTAAACCAGGTAATCGGCGGTATCACCACATTCATTGACTGGATCGGCAAGGCCATCACTTGGATTGGCCAGTACAAAGAGCTGCTCATCGGGCTCGGCGCGGTGTTGCTGATTCTCAACGCCCGGACCATCGCGTTTAACGCCCTGATGGCCGCCCAGCTCGCGTGGATGTCCATCGTTAGCGTGATCGGTGCGCTGCGCACCGCTTGGCTGGCACTCAACGTGGCCATGGCGGCTAACCCCGTGGGCCTAGTCATCGCGGCAATCGCGGCCTTGGCGGCTGGGCTCATCTACGCCTACAATCACAGCGAGACGTTCCGGCGCATCGTCGACGAGCTATTCGCCAAGCTAAAGGAGTTCATAGACTGGGCTGGTCCAGCCGTCGAGGCGTGGGCCACCAAGGTCGGCACGTCGTTCATGCAGGCTGTGCAGGACGTGACCAACTTCGTCAACGGCCTCATCGAGTGGTTCAATAAGATGAAGACCTCGCTCGAACAAGCGGGGACTGACATCAGCAATTGGGGCACCAAGATGAAGAACTCCTTGGTGCAGGCTGGAACGGACATAAATACCTTCGGCGATAAAGTCAACGAGCTACCCGGCAAGGCCAAGACTGGGCTGACCGCCTACTTCGGGATTTTGGAAGCCCAGGTCATCACGGCATGGAACCGCACCCGCGACGCCTCGGTATCGGCAGTCAACACCCTGATCACCGAATCCGGCAAGATAGTCGGCAAGGTGCAGCAGGCCCTGGCCCCATTCGTCGGGATGCTGCGAGATAAAGTCATCGCGGCGTGGGAGGCCCTGCCACCCGGCATCCGTGGACCTATCGAGCAGGTGGTGAACGGCGCGATCCAGATGGGCAAGGACATCATCAACGCGCTGGTGAACCTGCCAAGTGAGATGGTGCGGATCGGCCACGACATCATCGGTGGCCTGCTCAGCGGACTACAGGCACGCGGCCAGGAGATCGTCAACTACCTGACCAACCTGATCCCCGCACCGGTACGCCAAGCACTCAACATCCACTCGCCGTCCGGCGTGATGATGGACATCGGCGAGGACGTCATGCGCGGCCTGGACAAGGGCTTGCAAAAGTGGATCCCGAAGATCCAGGCCACGCTCAACCACGTGATGGAACTGATCAAGAGTACGGGCGAGGCTGCGGGCCAGATCGACATCGGCGGCCAAAACCTCAACTACAAGGTAGCGAAGACCGATCAGGGCATTTCGGGATCTGCCGATTTCATGGGCCAGAACGTTTCGGGTTCGTTCAACCAGCAGACGGGGCAACTGTCCGGATCCGCGCTCGGACAGTCGTTCAACATCGACGCGCGCAGCTTCGGTACTCAGCTCAACCCGAAGGACGTCGTCGACCAGATCCTGTGGAAGGCCAAGGCTGGCGGGTTGGTTCCCGCCTAGGAGGAGACATGAATCCACTGCACACCGTACTACTGATTCTGGCGTTTCTGCTGGCAGCAGGCGCGGCTTTCGTGGCCTCGCGTCCGGATCCGATCGTCCGGTACGGCCTGGTGCTGCTGTCGGCTGCAGTCGCGGTGTACCTCCTCGACGCGGTGCTAGTCGCCACCAGGGTGTACTAAGATGGTAACCACAGTCCTAGCCACAGTCATTCTGCTAGTTTTAGCGATCGTATGTCTGTTGGTTGCGGCTGTGGCCAGTTGGGCGGGTGCCAGTAAGACCCCACCTGCCGGGTGGATGAAACTCAACTTCCTAGCGCTGGGCTTGGCCCTGTGGTTGGCGGTCGAGCTGCTTCGAGTGTTGAAGGATTTTGGCTCATGAGAAGCACCCAGCAGGGCCAATGGCGCGACTTCTTCTTCGGTCCAGGTACGCCGTACCCTGTAACTGCGATTACAGGCATCGACGACATGGCGCCGATCCGAACCTCCGACGTCAACCGTCCGCAGATGGACGGCGATTGGTCCGGTACTGACCAGGTCGATGCGCGCACCGTTATTCTCAGCCTCGGCATCCAGGGCACATCCCCGGCCGATCTGGAGGCCAAGCGTAAGGACGCGTTATTCGATCTCAGTCCCTCGCGCCGTGCCGTCGAGCGGCTGATTCTGACGGACGGGAGGCAGGTCTATGGTAAGCTTCGGCGGTCGGCTATGCCGACTGATATGGGGGCTGACTGGCGACTGGGCGAGATTCATCTGGAGTTCTATTGCCCGGACCCCAAGGTCTACACGGGGGACCTTCAAAGCGTAACCCTCATCGCGGGTGCGGGACGGCTCACCGGTCGCACTTACAAGCGCGGCTACACCCTGGCCTCCGGCGCACCCAACTTCGTGTCACCTAAGGGTTGGCAGTATCCACCTGCGAGCCAGATCGTTTCGGAGGCTCAGCTCACCAACACGGGCAACGTCGACGCTCCGTGTGACTGCGTACTCCAGGGGGTGTTGCTCAATCCACGAATCGAAGTGGTCGGGGTCAGTCAGTTCCCCTTGACGGTGTCACTCGGCCCGAACGACATCTTGCAAGTGACGCGCGACTATCATCTACTGCTCAACGGGGTGGAGCGACGCGACCTGCTTGGACCTGGCGCCGAATGGCCGGCCATACCTCCTGGCACTTGGACGGTACGGCTGTTTGCGCAATCGGGTAGCGGCACCTGTCGGGTATCAACGCAATCGGCTAACCTATGATCGGACCAGACGAAGGCATCGACTCCACACTGATTGTGCGGAACATCCAGAACCGCCAGGTCATCGCGACTCTGCCCTGGTCAACCTTGAGCTACGAGGCGCGGATCAACAGCGCGGGCCAGATGACCGCAACGATCCCGATTATGGATGGCGGCATGAGCGATATTCTGCTCCCCGGCCGCGTGCTGATCGGAGTGTTGCGTGGAACGATGCCGATGTGGTCGGGTATCATGTGGAAGCGCCAAATGAATCCGGGCGGCTCGATGACCATCGGGTGCGAGGAAATCCTCAGCTATTGGGACCGACGCCGCATCCGCCAGACGATGATCTTTACTCAGATCGACCAGTCCTCGATCTTGTCAACTCTATTCTCGTTGCCGCAGCAGGACGCCTACGGCAACCTCGGTGTGACTATGGTCGGCAATACCATTACTGGCGTGCGCCGTGATCGGACGTACTACGGCTACGACCGCAAGAGCTACGGCGAGATGATTCGCAATCTGTGTGGCGTAGTCGATGGGCCGGACATCAAGAATGACCCCGTGTATGTGAATGGGATATGGTCCGACCAGGTGCGGGTCGGCTATCCCCGGCTCGGGCGCACCTTGGCCGACAGCCACATTACGTTTATCGTTGGAGTCAACTGCTCGATTGAATACTGGCAGGAAGATGCTGCCTCCACAACAACGATAATCGACTGTCTGAGCACCAACCCAGCCGACGCGTCCAACCCGCTCATCTCCAGTTACGAGGCGAAATTCATGTACGGTGCGGGCTGGATGCGAATGGAGGACGCGCTCAGTTTCACTGACGTCAGCGTCCAGAATACGCTGAACGAGAAGTCTAAGGCGGAACAGGCGGCTCGTTCGGGGGTCATCCTGACTGTCACAATCAGCCTACCCGATGCGGACGAAGATCCAATACTGGGGACGTATGGCGTCGGCGATGATTGTCGCCTCATTGTGCCGCCCAGCCCAGCTTTCGTCGATGGCTACGATATTCAGGTACGTATCGCCTCCATCTCAGTCAATGCAGGTCAGCGAGACGAAGTCAAGGTGCAGATGGTGCCTGCTCTGATCGACGGGAGTGTGATTATTCCAATATGACACGAGTAGCGCGGTCTGTGGACCTATCCGAATGGCTGACTCGAACTGAGGAGCGGTTGTCCACGGCTGAGCGTCGACTGGCTGCGGCGGCTCGACCCGCCCAAGGCGCTACAGCACTCATCTACGGACCCAACCTACTGCCTAACCCCGGATACGAGGGCAAGCGTCTAGACGGATGGGTCGTCCCGGAGAAGGGCGTCTTAGTCGGTGGACCGGACGCGCTGTCGGGTGACTGGTCATTCCGGATGAGCCACACCGCCTCGACTCCGGTAGTCGTTCGGGAGCGGCGCCAGTTCGACATCTCCCCCTATGCTTGGCGTAACTACAAAGGCGACGGTAGCTTCAAGCCAGCGCTCGGCAGTGACGGCGTCGACCACGCCTGGCAGGGCCAGTTCGACGCTGTAGACGGCAACACTCGCTCGCTCCTGTGGTACGATCCAGCCGGATTCGCCGAGGCAGTGAACAGCATTGCGGGTGACTGGGAACTATTTGACCTGCTGATGTTTTGGGAGCACTGGTACTGGTCCGAAGGCGGCACGACCGTCCTCGGCGCCCATACCGTGAATTCGCCTCCTGCTATCGGTGCAGCCATGCCCGGATCTGGCCAGTTCACCAACCTGGCGCAGTTCACTTGGCCAGGCCGCTACATGACGGGTTCGATGAACCTCATTGCCATCGCGGGAATCGCCGACCGAATCCGAGATGGGACGTTCCGTGGACTGGTGCTGGGTCCCGGGCCGACTACCAACCCCACGTACTACGGCTACGCTCGGCCGTATGACGCCCGACTCCGCTGTACGTTCACGAAGACGACCAGCATTACTATTACTGGACTGTCGTCAGAGGTGCGGTCGGTCGGCATGGGCGTGTCGGGAAACAACGTCAAGTGGAATGCGCAGTGTGTGGTCAAATGCACAGTGCCTGCGGTAGCCAAACTCGGCGTGTGGTGGCGCAATGCGGCTCAAGTCGTCACCGATGTGGACGTGGCCACGGTAAACCTGGGAGCCAACGCCACGACCCCTCTCGCTGGGACCACTGGAGCCGCGTTCTCCGACGTCGCCGTAGACCTGGGAGTCTACCTTAAGATCACCGGTTCCCCGCCGTCAGATGGTTCGGGTACCACGATTCCATGGAACTACACCGTGGACGACTGGGTTTGCCGTCAGCAGATCGCCGGATAGGAAAATACTATGGCCCTAAAGGCTCTCTACCTGCAAAGCGGCGCCTACAACGCGCTCGATGACCGGTTCTTGGCCGGGTTGCTACTGGACGTGGGCTCCGATCCGCTGTCCGGGGTCGGCCGAATCGTCAGCGGGTTGCTAACCTCCGCACAGGGCACCCCGAACATGACGGTGGCCGTGTCCCCCGGTCGGGCTATCTGCCCCACTCCGGCTTCGGACGGTGGCGGCTATGCGATCATGAACGACGCCACACTGAACGTCACCGTGCCTCCAATGGGGGCGCTGCCTCGGGTCGATTTGATCCTGATGGCGGTCGACGACGCCGACTACTCGGGATCGACCTACGTACCCAAGATCTACTGTCTATCCGGAACGCCAGCCGCGTCGCCGGTAGGCCCGGCCCAACCGGCAGGCACGCTGCTATTGGCCACGATCAGCCTGCTAGCTAACGCCACCTCGGTGGTGCAGTCGGCCATCTCCCGCAACCTGTGGACCAGCCACGAGGCCGAGTATTACGCTAGCACCGTCCAGTCTATCGCCCCCGGTGGGGACCGGCCGCTAATGTTCCCCGTCGTGGGCTCGATCACCCAGGACGTCACCAAGGGCATCGCCACCGGTGGCTCCACCGCCGACGCCAAGTTCACGATCAACCGCGACGGCGTGTGGGTGGTCGAAGCGGGGTATCGCATCAATGGCATGACTGACGGTACCTCGGCAGGCATCTGGCTGGGCCTGGACGGCACCGCAGCATTCCGGTTCTGCGGCAGCTTCACCACCAACGCGGTGGTGGCCAACGCGGCCAACCCAGGTGCGAACGGTGCTACCCAAGAATGGTCAATCTCCTGTACACGCCGCTTCGGCGCTGGAACCGGATTCAACGTCTACGGCTGGCACAACGCGGCAGCAGCGCGTAACTCGGAACCGCTGGGTCAAACCAACCACATCCGACTGATCTGGCTTCGGCCTTAGGAGGGCTCCCCAATGCCAATGTGGAATGATCTGGACCGAGCGGTTGCCGCGTCCGGTCTGAACGTCAAAATCGGCTACAACGGCTGGAAGAACTACGGCCACGGAACCCCTGGGCCAGCGGAAGGAGTTACTTGTCACCACACAGCGGGTCCCCCGACGGGAGACACCCCGAGTCTCAACACGGTAGTCTACGGCCGATCCGACCTGCCTGGACCGCTCTGCAATCTGTACCTTTCCCGCAGCGGGGAGGTCTACCTAGTCGCGGCTGGGATCGGTTACCACGCAGGCAACACCGTAGTGAGTTGGGGCGACAACAACTCCGGTATCGGCATCGAGGCCGAAGCGACCGGCGTCGACCCCTGGCCTGAGGCCCAATACAACGCGTACGTCGCGCTCTGCCGATCGCTGCAGGATTACTACCGGATCCCGCCCGCGCACGTCGCCGGACACAAGGAGGTTTGCGACCCACCCGGTCGGAAGATCGACCCGAACTTCGACATGAACGGCTTTCGGTCTGCCATTAGTAAGGGCGTCGTCGCCCCGACTGCGGCCGACTTCCCAGACGACGAGGAGAACCAGATGTTCATTTTCTTCGAGGCGGTCGACGTGACCCCGCCCGAACCGCCGGACCCCGAACCCGCCCCGGACGACGACCCGCACGTCGAGCACCACGGCGCCAAGGTCTACGAGTACCGCTTCCACGGACAGCGCACCTGCGAGGCCGGTGGCGGGTCCAACATCGCCAAGTCGGCGTGGGCCTGCTTCTCTGTCGCGTGGGGCAATTGCTCGGTGTTCATCGCGGCCAGCGACGGCAAGGGTCGAGTCTGGAACCTGCTTGGTTCGCCCGGCAAGCTGGCTGGCGTCAAGAACAACAGTCAGATCCCCTTCCCTCTCCCGGACGGTGCGCGCATAGTCACCGTCGAAGGCGTGCGCGACAACGCCGGTACCGTGGTCGCGTGTGACGTCTACAACCTACGTTGAGAAGTGCCTGATCGAGGGAGCCAGGGATCTCCCCCGTGAGTGTGATACCCCCCGCGTTCACTCCCACCTGGCTCTCAACGAAGCGATCACGCTGCTGTGCTACTTTGTGGCAACGGCCGCGTTGTGTCTGGCACTATTTGCTGCGGTCTGGTATCTAACACAGAGGAGGCCTTAGCCAGCTCCCACGCGTGGATGCGTCCGGCGATCCAATCGTCGGGCGTTATCCATTCGCTGTCGACGATCGGTCGCGGTTTGGGTACGTCGGCTTCGAGTGAATCGGTCCGAATGACCAGCTCCCAGAAGAACACCATAATCGACAACAGGTAGATGCCTACCAGGACCAGACCGAGGATCCCCAGGGCCAAACCTGCCAGCGCGGCGGCTGATCCCACGACCAGCGCCCCGAACATGCCTGCCAACGATACCACCAACACCACGAAGCCTCGCACCCGTTGGGGCGAGGCGGAGTGTCTACCCACGGCGGAACCGTTGACATTCACATTCGACGCATTCTGTGCCCTGGCGATAGTGCTCGTGAGCATCGGCCTCGTGACCGCACTCACACATTGGGCCGTGCCGCCATTTGAGGTACCGTCCAAGACCGAGGGCGACGATGATTCCACCGACGATCCAGATGCCGACGTAGATTAACCAGTACATAGTCATGCCAGCCTCCCATTCGAGGTGAGCCCTCGGTTGGCAGACTGGCAGACTCAGTGCGTCTTACTTGGTGGCTCCGCCGTGGTAGATCCAGACGGTGCCACCGTGCGTCGAGAACTTCTGGCCCGCTTTCAGATCCACGTTGCTCGGGCCATCGATGTTGATCCACTTGATGATCTCGCCGGTGGAGCTGTTGATGGTCGCGTAGGCCATCACCCCGCCGCTCTTACCGTCGGTGGAGTACCGCCCCGGGGGGATGTTGCCGGGCTGGTTGCCCACCTCGTAGTCGTTGCCGTCCGAGAGGCCCGGCACCTCGATCACCTTTGGCGCCTCGGGCGCCGGTGCAGGAGCGACGGCTGGCGGCTGCGCCAGGACTGTGCCCGGCGATGATGCTTGGTAGGTCGGGGTCGGCGATGAGTTGAAGCCACCGATCGCCAGACCGATGATGAACATGACAGCGCCCACGATCACGTAGGACCAGATCGGCCCACGCTCAGCCTTCGGGGGAGCTACTGGCGTGTGGTTGCCCATTGTATTTTCCATTTCGGGATTCCCTTCCCTCGGTGTGTAATACAATTATATCATGTCCAACACACTCCCCTCAATGTGGGTCTTGTCACTCCCGTCAAATGCCACGGCCAGCCAGTGGTGGCGCGCGACGTTTGAAAAGGTATGGTCATCGGCGGTTCCGCAGCAACGTAACGAGGAGGCAGATCAGGAGCGTGACCAGCGCCGATCCGAAGATCGCCAACAGCTGGAAATCGTATGTGGTAAGGGTCACATTGGGGGACATTGTGGGAACCCATTTTTGGCTGGTATACTTGTGTTACAAGGTTGAGGGGCCGCCGGCCTCCACGAGGGAAGGAATCCGAAATGAGCGCCACCACCACCGCCAAGCTCCCCTGCTCCTGCCGTCGCCTCGGCGTTAACTGCGGCGGGACCACCTGGAACGTCTTCGCCCAGGGCCACGACGCCAAGATGAAGGGCCTGCTCCAGGTCGCGCACCGCAGCGGCCAGCGGGTCCGCCTCGACGGCCGGTTCGCCACGCCGATGCAGGCCGCGATGAAGGTCGCCCCCAACCTGGCGCGCTTCCTCGACGCCTGATCCCCCTACCCCGGAGCCCCCCTGCGATTCAGCAGGGGGGCTCTGGCGTGCCGGGGAGCGGCAGACTGTCCTCACGCCATCCTAACGACTGGTGTGGTATAATGGGGAGTGACCGACGAGCATGATCGTGAATACCGCTGGGCACTCGTTAACTGGGTGCACGCGGGGTACGGCGGAGAATGCGCATGTTGCGGAGAAGACGAGCCACTGTTCCTCACGATCGACCATGTCGGCGACAACGGAGCGGAAGAACGCCGGAAGTACAAGGGTGGACATACCTCGGCGTTCCTCCGCATGATCATCGACTCGGGGTTCCCCGAGTGCTACCGGTTGCTCTGCTGGAATTGCAACTGCGGCCGGTGGCGCAACGGGGGTATCTGCCCGCACGAGCTGTGATTCGTGCCACACCCCTACGAGGACCCCCCTCAAACGCCCGCGATGCGGCCGGTAGGGCTGGCCCCGGGGGCTCAAAGCGGCTAGCCCGTACTGCCAAACCCGGCATCGCCGCGACCTCCCATTCCGTCCACGATGGTCTCCGACCAAACCGCCTGCGGGCACGCGGCCGGTAGCAGGATCAACTGCCCGAGCCGGTCGCCGACCTTGACGTAGTGGGTCGCCCCGCTGACGTTCCAGATCCCAACAAACAGTTCGCCCCGGAAGCTCGGATCGATGACCCCCGGCGTGACCACGAGTCGATGCTTCCGCATCGTCGACGAGCGGTTAGTGATGAACCCCCACTGGCTGGGCGGCAGATTGCAGATCACGCCGCTCGGCACGTCCCGAAACTGCATCACGGGGACGACCACCGGTTCGCTCGCGAATAGGTCGAGCCCTACGTCGTCGGCGTACCCGCGTCGGGGGAGCTGGGCGTTGGGGCTCTTCGCCACAAACCCGATCTGATTGCGCGCGGCGACGTCGAACACTGCGGCTTCGAGCCAGTGAACGGCAGGGCTGATTCGGTGGGAGACGAAAGCTCCTCGGTGGGCAAAACCGCGTAGCGCCACGGACTCGTCGATGTCGGATACGATAGCCACAGGAAGGCCATTGGCGAGCGCCCACTCGATTTCGGCTGGCACGCCGATCGTCGGCACGCCACGCGGGAGGAAGGCCAGCACGCCGTCTACGGTGGAGAGCACCGCGCGGTTGACGTCCTCCGGCCCGGATGAGCCCTTAGCGCCGCTAAAGGCCTTGGAGGGATGGTAGAGCGTCCAGTCCGTCGGCACCTTCCACTTGGCGGGCAGGCGGCCACCCGCCTGGTCGATGGGCTCGGCGACGTAGATGAGACTCATTTCTGCAGCCCCCGGTAGATGTCGGCCCAGGCTTCGGGATCGGCCTGCTGTTGGGCGAGCCACTGGTCCCACGTGCCGGAATGCTCGATGTGCTCGGCCATCCGCTCAGGCAGGACGACGAGATGGGCCACGACATCAATCGCCTCACGCAGACTATACCCGGTAAGCCCGGTCGCCAGCGGAAGGCAGATCCTTTCGACAGAACTGTGACTGATGTCGTGTTCGCCCCACCAACTGGTAGACTCCGCCAAGGCTCCGAGTTGGGCGCGCACCACCCTTGCCAGACCGCAAATACGCTCTGAGCGAACCGGGTTCCTCTTGTGGGGCATCGATGTCGACCCCCACTGCTCGGTAGCAAAATGCTCAGCCATTTCACCATACGTGGCTCCTAACCGCACCTGGATCGCCAAGTGCTCGATTGCCGACATGAGCGTGCTGACCGCTGAGACCCAGGCTACCAAGCCTGATCGGTCGTTCGCCTGTGCCTTCCGGTAGCGGCCTGGCTGCAGCCCCAGCAACGCTCCCAGACGTGACGCGTCGTGCACTTCCGCAGTCCCAATCGGTCCGCCCAGCACAAGCTCAGTCGCCCCAGACGCGGTCGCCTCGACCGCCAGCGCAGACTTAGCGATGCGATCAGCCCAGACACCTACCTGCCTCCCGAACGTATCCGGTTCCGCGAACATGCCGTGAGTCCGTGACGCGCGAGGAGTCCCAGCATGCTGGATGCCAAGGAGCTCAAGGGCTTTGGTGAGGAGGTGGGCTTCCCGGCATAGGCATCGTGACACGTCAAGCACAGCCAGCGCCTGCCCCGCGTCGACGAGGTCAGAAGAACTGAGACCCCAGTGTGCCCGAGGTGCGCTCCGCACCTCACGCATCCACCGAACAAAAGCTCCCACGTCGTGACGGGTAATGGTCTCGTACTTGAGGATCTGTTGGATGTCGTGTCCATCGATCTCCTCTCCGAGCGCGTTTGCGGTCTCCAGATCACCCGCTGCGGTAGCTGCCGCCCACTCGACCCGCAGCCAGTAGGCGTATTTCCCAGGATTCGACCAGGCGTGGTCGATGACCGGATGAGCGTATCGATTCACGGCCACTGCCCGGCCTCCCTGACACGACGGGTCATCATCGCATAGACGGTGATGTCGTGCCAGGTGTCGTCGCTTGGCCGCTGTCCCGACCCGATGGCGCTGATTGCACGGGCGACCTTGCCCAGTGTGTAGAACACGATCCCGATTTCCTCGTCGCTGACGACGTCGGGCGGGATGCCGATCATCTCGCGCATCGCACGCCCGATGATCTTTAGATCGGTCGAGCCGTATTCCTTCGCCTTGACTGCGGCTGGCGCCACGTCATCGGCGGCTACCGCAGCCCACCATTCGGTCAGGTCCATGGTTGGTTCCCATTCGTTGTGATCTGTGTTGCGGGTCCGGTGCCGATCATGTTAATCGGCACGCCGAGTTCCTTGACTCGTTCGCTGATCCAGTCCCACGCGTCGGCATCGAGGTCATTCGCGTCAATGGCCCCGTACGCGGTCGGGAACAGCTGGTCTATCATGGTGACGGCGACGCGGATCGATGGGCTCGGCGCACCGTTCGCGGCCAGCGCAGCCAGGGCGAGATCGAGATCCCACTCACCCACCCGACGAACCCGCCTGGTCACGGTGGTGTACTCCTCCGGCAAACCCAGCTCGGCCCAGGTGGTCTCGCCCTGGAGCGGACCACTGTTGCCCGCGACCCGGATCGGACGCGTGCGGAACACGACCCAGACCTCCAGCTCGTCGGGTTGCCAGCTCCACGGGGAGACCCCAGCTTGCGCCATCATGTCGATCGCCCGCGCGTCGCCGGACGTGCAGAATGGGTAGTGTCCCGCGTGGAGACCGAGCCCGTAGCCTTGGGTTCCCTCGATGATGACGTCGCGGCCTGCGGAGCGGAAGTCGTCGATCATGACGGGCACGGGGGCCGGGAGATGCAAGCCCCCCGTCAGATCGGCCGTCCGCCAGATTCGATCCGCTCGGGCTGCGCCCACGCCCTTAGCCGTAGAGCCGAGCCGGTCGTTCAGTGACGAGAGTGCCTCGCGCCGAATGTGGTTGTCATCGAGCAGGGTCGCCTGCGGGTCGACGAATAGGCGGTTGGCGATATGGTACCCGGCCTCCTCTAGGGCGTTGATCTCCGAGAATAGCACCTCGGCGTTGATCTCGCTGCCCGCAGCCAGAGCCAGCATGGCTCGCGGGTTGACAAATCCAACGGGCACGTGGCGCAGCTTCCACTCTCGCCCGTGGTCGTCGATGACTGTGTGTCCCGCATTGGGTCCACCGACCCGCACGACCAACGGCGCTTCCGCGTCGAGGGCCAACCGTGCGGTGACCGCGCCTTTGGCTTCGGAGCCATACTGCCCTCCTACTACCACCATTAGCCTACTCATGCGAAACCCGCTCTCTGTAGTTCTAGTTGGACGACTAGCCTGAGCCCGTGTGCCTCGGCATCACGTGCGTGCTTTCCGTGTCCTATCGACCGGGTGAGTCGGGTGCACAGATCGGGGTGGTCATAGATCTCTTTGAGCTTGGACGCCTGCGGCTTCTCGAAGGGAATACCGTGCCGACGGGCGATGTGAGCCAGCGCGCCGATCATCTGCGGAGTGAATAGCTCCGAGTGCGACATTTGGGCGGCCAGCCAGGGATAGAGCGTAAATCGTTCGCAGACCAACAGCTTGATGACCCCGAATCCGGCTAGATCCCACACGGTATCGATAGCCTCATCCGGGGTCATCTCGACTGCGGCGGTACACTCCTCGTAGTCCCAGCTTGCGTAACCCACGTGCTTATCGCCTGGGTCGATGGAGATCCAGAATTCGGGTAGTGATCGCCGCGTCGGCATGGCAGACCTTCGCTCTAGGGTTCGATTTCCAGGGTCACTCGCACTGCTGCATGTCGCAGCCGGACTCGGAACACCACCTTACCCCATGAGACTTCCTCCGGCGCCTCGATTTGCTCGGCGCCATCCTTCTCCCGCAGACGCTTCAAGTAGGCCCTGGCCAGGTCTCGAATCAGATTTCGTTCGCGGTCGTGGATTTCTTCCACTGCACCCACTACTACCTCCAGCTCCGTGCTACGTCGATGACAATCCGGCTATGGCCCCTGAGCGGTCCCGGCAAACTGAAAGTCCGGAACGGTAGACGTGCCCTCGTGCCGAGGCCCACCGTGGTGATTCCTTCGAAGTCACCGGCCAGGACTATACCCCGAAACACGGGGAACTGGGCCGGGTCGGGAAGACTCGTCAAGGTCGGGCGCCCGGTGTTGATGTCGTGGGCGTTGGTCCGAATCACGATGAGGAGTCGTGCCCCAGCTTCCGGAATGGGGATTACCTCGCCGGAGCCGTCAGCCGTGATTTGACTGACGTAGCGGACGTCCCATCCGGGGGTCGGCCCCGCGACGTCGAACACGATTCGGTCGGCGCACGGCCCGATGCCGATGCGCACTCCGTCGATGTGGCCGGGGGTCATGCCAGGGGCAGATTTGGGAAGCGATCCCCACGCCTGGACGGGGCATCCAGTGACTGCGGGGAGTGCGACTGGACCACCGCCCGCGTCGGCGAAAGCAGGGGTCGCACTGGCTACGGTCGCAACGGCGACCGCTATAACGGTGAGTAGGAATCTAAGCCGCATCGGCCCATCTCTTCCTGTCGATGGCAAACGGGACATCGAGCCCACCGATGGCGACCAGGCGTTCGTTGAAGATCTGCACGCCGAGATCGCAGATCTTGTCCAGTTCATCCTCCTGGCCGTTCGGGATTTCTAACACGAGCGAGTCGTGGATCTGTAGCAGCAGCCATCCAGGCCAACGCTCGTTTACCTGCACCATCCAGAGCTTCATCAGCTCGGCGACGGTGCCCTGAATCACAGCATTCCAGGCTTTGTGGGTACGTTCCCCGTAGCCGAACTGGCGGCGACGGCCGGTCACCTTGAAGGTCAGATAGCCCGGTCCTCCGAGGGCACGGTCGGCTCGCTGCTGGGCTAACCAGGCGGCCTGGCTCATCTCGGGGAAGGCATTGTTGTAGTCGTCTCGCAGCTTGCGCGTCTCGTTGCGGCCGTACTCGACGCCCGTGTACATCTTGATCTGTTCACGCATGGTGTCGATACCAGCGGCGTACAGGATCGCGAACGTGAGTCGCTTGGCCACGTTGCGGAACTGCTCCCAGTTGGGATCGCCCGGCAGGATGTCCCAAATCACCGTGGCGGTCTGGCCGTGGACGTCGGTGCCTCGGCGTAGGACCTCCAGCATGCCCATGCAGCGACTGATCGAGGTGGCGACCCGGACCTCGGCCTGCGCCAGGTCGATTTCCCAGAGGGTGGTGTCGGGCTTGGCGCGGAAGAACTTACGGACGGGGATGATTCCCTTAGGGATCTGGTAGGCGTGCGGGATCGCCTGGAGCTGCACCCGCTCGACCGACAGGCGGCCGGAGATGGCGCCACCGGTCTTGCCACCGGGGCGGTCCGACTCGATCCGCATCTGCCGGTAGTTGGTGCGCAGGCGACCATCCCGGCCCGTGGCTGCGGGCCAACCCCGGTACCATTTGGCCATCGCCGACTGGAGCGATTTCACGCCGATCCAGGCCCGAGCGGCGTCGCCGCTGGCACCCTCACGCTTGGCGATCTCGCGCATGACGGGAGCGGCGACCGATGTCACGCCGAAGAAGGCTCGCGCGGCGGGATCGGTGGCCTTGAAGGGGAGCGCTTCCTTAGCCTCATCCAGGAGGACGACCATCTTATCGTACTCGGCGTACGCGCCGTCGCGATCGAAGCCGATGCCGCGCCGCTCCATATCGAATAGGACGCGGAACATCGCCAGCTCCAGCAGGCGGACCTGCTCGAAGCCGTGCCAGACTGCGCCCTCGTCGACGTGGGCCTGCTGCCATTCCCACAGGCGCAGCGTCTGGTTCGAGTCCTTCGCGGCGTACGGCTCGAGGGTTGGCCAGCGCAGGGTGTCGTACCGCCAAGTCAGGCCCTTACCCTGGCGCTTGCGCTCGTGCGCGATGAGGGCTGCGGCCTCGCCCTCCTCCTCACCCCATAGCCGCTTGGCTGTGGGTTTGAGCGAGGATGATTCGAGCGGCCAGAGCAGACCGTTGCCGTGCTGGGTGTCCCAAAATACGGAGCGACTGAGATCGAATCCCGTCGACTCGTCGAGGCGGTGCCCAGCGGCCAGAATATGGGAGTCGAACTTGGCGTGGTGCATGATCAGCGGGTGCCGCGCCAGCCAGTGCAGCAGCGGCGGCAGATCGCTAATGGGGAGATTCCACGAGCCGTCGTCGTACTCGGGATACATGCCCATCGAGCTGATGTGATCCATCTGCTCTATTTGACGCCACTGCGGCATCGGCGGTAGGGGGAAGAAACCGGCGCGTCCGCGCGGGGACCAGGCGCAGCGCCCCGGTTTTCCTTCGAGCCAGCCCTGGTCGAACGGCCACACTTGATCGATGATCTGCCCGTTGCCTGGATCTCTCCAGCTCGCTGATACGACAGAGACCCGGGCGCGAGGCGCTTTACCCGGGTCTCCGTCGATGAAAAGGCCGCTGGTTTCGGTGTCTACCGCGATGGGGACGGTTTCTGGCACCAGTGGCAGCAGCATCCCGCTATTATACCACGGGCGCTGACTACGTGTCAACCCCCAGCAGGCGAGAGCCGTACTCGTGCTTCACATTCGAGGCAAAGGATCGCCTGCACGATGTACATATTCATGAACATGAACACCACCGAAGCCTCTTCGATCGGCCTGGAGCACGCATCGCATTCCTTGAAGCACATGCAGTAGCCGCCGAGATTCCAGTGGGCATCGCAGAGGAGCGCGTTGTAGCGCGGAAGCCAGTACAGCGGTCGGGGAGTGAAGGCTCGCGCGCAGCAGTGTTGGATGTTCTTGTCTTCGAGATCGGCTTTGAGCCGATACCAGAGTGCGTCGTTGACGTCCTGATCGCCCTCGACTACCTTGGTGCCGAGCGGCGGGTCGGCGGCTAGTCTGGCGACGTAGAGGTGCACTTCGCGGCAGGCTGCTTCCACTTGGTCGGTGTGGGCGATCGGAATCATGCTAGCCTCCGAATAGGCGGTTCCAACAGCGCGGGCACACCCCTGAGATGAAACGCTCGCGGGTGTCGGCATCGATGGAGGTGAGCGCCCGGTTGACGAACGCGCCGTGTTGCAGAGCGGCGGCTTCGACCCGGGGTACCGTGATCTCGACGGTGGCCGGTCCCATGTGACCCTCTTCGGTGCAGGGCAACGTGGTCAGTACGGCCTCGTTTTCCTTGTAGGTCACCGGTACCTCGCGCTCGCCCAAGACACCCTGGATTTTGATGGTAGACTTCACGATCATGTCGGCAGACTCCTCGTTTGGTGCGCCAGCCCGGAAGCCGGAGAGCCTAATGAATTATCTTCCCCCGAGGTTGACAACTCATCCCGGACTGGCGCACTACCATCCTACCAGGGGGGTGGACGGCCTGTCAATGCCGGGTAAAGTCCTGCCGGAAATCCAGATCTTTGAGCATGACCCGGGTACGGGCCGGTTCTGTGCCGCGACCGAGGAGACATGGGTTGGTGAAGCCGCAACGCCACTTGCAACGATCCGGGTCGGGATGGCGCGGGGTGACCAGCGTCTCGGGCGAGTCGAGATTGTCGTAGGCGGCCATGATGTCGAGCGCGGTCGAGCGGATCTCCGCGACCATGGTCTCCAGCTCGACTTCGGTCCGCACCATCTTGATCCGGACGAACCGTTCGGGGAGAGGAGCCTCGCGGGTTTTGAGCCGGGTTGTCCGCGCCGCGTTGTGGACGATCCCGAACACGTTCGTGCCGAGGCACTGGTTTAGGATCCACTGGTATAGCGCGAATTGGTCATCGAGATCGGTTTCCTTTTTGGTCGGCAGATTCAGGCCCGACTTGTGATCGTAGAGCCAGTAGTAGCCGAACAGATCCTTGATCAAGTAGTCGATCTTGCACTTGATGTTGACGAGCCCCTCGATCAGTGGGAGTTCACGCCTCATCTCGATTTCGATGATCTCGTGCTCGGCGTCGTCTTTCTGCCACATCTGGACGTAGCCGTGGTACATCCAGGCGATCAGGTCGATGATCTCGTCGTCGAATCGACCGTGGATCGAATCGCTACCGCGTAACGCGTCGAGGTAGGCGTCGACGGTATCGATCGCGGTGGAGATGGAGTGGGTGGACTGGAGGATGCGGTAGTGGTGTTCGAGCACCACGTGCCAGAGCGTACCCTTCGACAGGGCTGGGCTCACTTCCGGGCCGACCCAGCGCTCGGCGTATTCGAGCCGCCACTTGAAGGGGCATTGGCGCCACGAGTCGATTTCAGACCAGGAGATTGTTCGGACAGTCAATGTGACTCCTAATACGGGACGGCCCCCGGCTCTCGGGCAGACGAACCAGGGGCCTCTTCCCTTGGAGGGGCAGGGAAGCCGGGTAAGCGGTCGGTGATCCGGTAGGTCAGGTCTCGCGTCCGTGCCTGTTCACTATCCGGGCCGACCGCCCACCCTAGTCCGCGCACCTCCACTGAGCACAGCCGTCGCTGTAACCTCGGCGCGGACTACTAGCGGTCACTGCTCGACGAACTCGCCTTCGGGCTGGGTCGGGGCCTCTTCGGTGGCCTCGGTCGGCGCGACGGCCTGGACGTCATCGTCGGTGACCAGCTCTTCCATCCCTCCCTCGTAGCGGATGAGCAGCTGAGTCGGGGAGATCGCGCGCAGGACGGTGGCCTCCTGGCCGTCGTACTCACCGCCCACACGGATGACCTTGCTGTTCTTCTTGGGTCGGGCGCTCTGACGCTGACGCTCGGCGTCGCGCTCTTCCTTGGTCTTGCGGGTGGAGGCCGCGCGGTTGGCCTTGGCCTCTTCCTTGAGCTTGGCCTTCTCGGCGGCCTGCTCCAGGGTGTGGACCCAGTGGGAGTCGACCCCGCCCCCACGCTCCTGGTCGAGCCGCTGGGCGATGTCCATCGCCGTGGTCTGCGGCCATCCGTCGTCGGGGACGTTCTCGGATTCGACTCCGCCGTGCTCCTGGATCACCCAAGGATCGGGGAGGTTCTCGTTGGCCAGATGGGCCTTGCGCAGACGGGACAGGTAAGTCGCGTCACCGCCCGGCGCCCACTTTCGGTTGGCGTACCGGCCGGAGCCGCTGAAACACCGCTTGATGGTGGGCTCCTTGGGGGCTTCGGTGGTCTCGTCGGTTGTCTCTTCGGTGGTAGTCACAGATACTCCTTCGACCCGGCCCCAGGGGTGGGCCGTCCGAAACCATCCTACCACAGCACTTGGCTGCCTACAATACCTAGGGCTTGCACGCCTCCAGGGCATCGAGCCAGAGCTGGAGATCAGCGTCGTTCCGGCCTCGCGTAACCAACGTGCGTCCAGGATGCCCGTCGAGCCATAGGTGCATTCTGCCTTCGCCGTATACGTAGGCGAGTTCGATGTTCCACTCGCCGACGCGCCAGGTAGTGGCGCTGCGGTTGGGGGTTGGTCCCATGTTGACGTACAGCCACTCGTAGGCTGCTTTGACTACATCCTGGACGTTCTGTGCTGCTAGGTCGGAAGTGACGGTCATTACCCTGCGTCCTCCATTTCACCCGCTCCTGCGTTGAACACTTTCGCGCTTACGAAATCGCCGAACGAAACCGCTCCACCCGCATAGGCTTCGGTCGCCTCCTGCGCGTCCAGCTCGAACACCAGGATAATGCGAGTAAGCAGAGAGCCCGACGGCTTACGCGCACCATTCCGGATTTTGCTTGCCATGGTGTATGTACACCCGGTCAAGCGGGCGAACTGATCATTGGTAACCACCCGCAGCACCTCCTCACACGGGCCATCGTACCACGCGGCCAGCCCGCCGTCAACTCGGAGTGGACCGCCTTACCCGGGGGTTACGCGGGCCTTACCCGGCGGTAATAAGCGCAGGGTTGACCGGTAGTCAGGGGTATGATAGGATGGTGGTGTGAGATACACGCTGCAGATTCGGCATTCCGGTGTGGGTGGGGTGGCTACCGAGGCCGCCATCGTGGCTGCACTGTCGAGGCTGCTCGGCACACCCGAAGCGCCCGTGTCCGTCGAGATCCCCGCGTATCAGGGGGACGAACCGGGCGTCTACACTATCGAGCTGGAGGCACGACGTGGTAAGCGCGATATCGTCAGGCGATCAACCGAGGGTGACCCTGGCGGACCAGGAGGATGTGGTCAAGATCCTCTACTACGGCGAGCAGGGCACGGGGAAGACGCTGGATCTGGCCACCCTTGGCCGCCGAGGTCCAGTCATCTTCGTTAACGCGGAGGGTGGCTTGAAGAAGCGGCCGTTGAAGATCTTCGACGTGCCGCCCGAGAACATCTGGATCCAACCCGCCACCAGCTACGAGCAACTGGAGGCTCTGTACTGGCAGGTCAGGCGCGAGATCGAGGAGGACAAGGACGGTCGGGCGGTCGGTATCCAGTTCGATTCGCTGACCGAGATCACCACGGTACTCACCGAGGTGCAGGTGATGCGGCGGGTGCACTCCGCCAAGGAGAAGGCCGACCTGCTCCAGATCGTCGCGAAGGACACCGACGTCAACCCGTTCAAGACCCATCTCGACGACTACGGGGTCATGACGCAGCAGATGCGCCACCTCGCCCGACGCTTCCGTGACCTGCCGATCCACGTGGGATTCTCGGCCCTGAGTCGACGCGACGTCGATGCCAGTGGTGGGGAGCAGACGGGCGACGCGGTGACCTACCGCCCGGCCCTGACGCCCGCGTTCGGCAACGACATTCGCGGGTACGTCGACATCGTCATGGCGACCAAGATCGCGAGCGACGGCAAGTACGTCGGCATCAGCAAGCCGCGTTTCGGCCTCATGGGCAAGGACCGGTTCGGGATCCTCCCAACCACGATGGTGGACCCGACGATGGACCGCATCATCGCGGTCATCAACGAGGAGTTGGATCCGGAGGAAGTGGCATGGCGTCCGTCCGAGTGACTCGCATCCTGGAGTACACCTTTGAATCGGCCGAGGAGGCGCTGACCGACATGGACCGCTGGTCGGTTCCGGCGCAGGGCACGGTCTCCTACAACGCCCGCATGCGGATTCGCTCGGCCGTGATCGGCCCCGTGTTCGACGAATCGGTCGAGCTGTCTGCCGCACTATTGGACGGCCAGGGTTGACAGCGGGTGGCTCCTAGGGGTAGGATGGTAGCAGCGGGTGCGCCGTGGCCCGCAATCTATAACACGGCAGACTAGAGGAGAATGCAGTGCCGCAACTCAACGAAACAACCGCTGGGCTCATCGACGAGGCGCCAGAAACCATCGGCATCCTCGACCCGGGCGTCTACGACGTCCAACTGATGGAGGTGGAGGCCAGGCCGGGAAAGGTCGCGCCCGTCTGGTCGTGGAAGTTCGAGATCCCTGCGGGCCAACGGGGAGCCGGACGCCAGTTCTACCACAACACCTCGCTCAGCGAGAACGCCCGCTTCAAGATCAAGGAGGCGTTCGACGCCTTCGGGGTCTCGGCGGGCACCGACACGGACAAGCTGATCGGACGGCGTGTCCGGGCGCTGGTAGTGAAGACCATCGCACAGCAGGGCAAGAGGCAAGGCCAGTTCGTGAACCAGATCCAGGAGCTGTACCCGCTGGGCGGCACGCCGACGGGCACACCGGTCAAGGTCCTGGATCCTGAGGACCCGTCTGCCGTACGGGACCAGAAGCCCGCTCCCGACGACGAACCGCCGTTCTAGTCAGGGCTTCCAGGACAGCACCCCTCGGTCCCAAACCCTTCCCGGGGCCGGGGGGTCTGCTGTATATTAGGAGGATGGAATGACTGCTCCAGCGCCAAGCATGTGCGTAGTTTGCGCGAGCCTGCCCGCCAACCAGCGATCCGCCAACACCGATGGGGTCGGCGTCCGCACGGGCAAGCTGCTTTGCCAGACGCACCTCGACGGTCACGATCAGGTCGTGCGGACGGGTGGGGTCTTCCGCCGCTAGCTGATCCTCATATTGCGGGACGATCGCTGGTGTGGTATAATAGAAATATGAGCAACGAGGAAGCCCGCAATCACGCCGACGAGACCTACGCGCGGATGCGCACCCTGATCGACACCATGTCCAGCGTCCCCGGTGAGTTCAACCTGGAGGAGCTGGCCGGTCTGGCCGTCTCCATGGCCGATTACGACGCGCTGGTCCGCATGGCGATGGACATGCTCCTGCACAAGGGGCGTCAGCACTGCGGTGGCAAGATCCGTCGCCCGGACGGCGAAGAGGGCGTCATGAATGACGAGGACCGGGGTCGCTTCCCGCGCGCCGTGCCCGTCGACCGTCGTGGTCGGTCCATCTGGGTCGGCTGGGAGTTCTCGGACGGAGCCCAGCGTTACGACGCCGCGCACCGCCGTTTGGCCCAGTCTCGCGGCCTGGACGTCGAGGCCCAGCGGATCCAGGCGGCGATCGAGGCTCAGGTCCAGCGCCAGGCCATCGTCCCGCAGCAGGGCTACCCGACCCGGAACTACAACATCGACGACCCCGACTCGGCGCAGGTGCGCGCCACCCCCAACTACGGCATGCCCGAGAAGGACTGGGACGGCGGCGACTGGCTGTTTCACGTGGTCCGCGATTTCTGATACGATCCCTACGGGCCGTGTTGACAGCATGTGCCCGGGGGTGGTACGCTAGGACTATGAGCATGCTGGAGGGTGCGCTCGCGAGAGCGGCCGAGGGATGGCGAATCATCCCGATCAACGTGGGTGCCAAACGTCCGGTGCACGAGGGCTGGCAGAATCTAGCCACACGCGACCCCGACCAGATCACGGCCTGGTGGACGATCAACGAGTGGTACAACGTGGGAACGGTCGTCGGTGATGAGATAGTAGTCGTCGACGTCGACATCCGCGAGTCGCAGGTGGGCGACCGGTCCCTCGAACGGATCCTCCAGGAGTACGGCGCGATGCCGCCGACTCGGGTGCACCGGACGTCGAGTGGGGGCTGGCACTACATCTTCCGTCGTCCAGGCGACTGGGATATCTACCAGGGTCCGTTGAATTCCGAGTACCCGGGCATCGACATCAAGACCGGTAACGCGGTGATCCTGCTCCCACCGAGTCACACTCGGGCGAGTGAGCGATCGGCCGAGGGCGACTACACGGTCGAGGACTGGACCATCCCCGCGATCGCGCCAGATTGGGTGGAGGCACTACGCAACGCGGGACGCGCATCCAGCCGATCCGTGGTGCACTCCAATCCGGGGGGTGCGATCGGCGATCGAAATAACACGCTGACCCGAATGGCGGGTCGCCTACGACGTCAGGGCCAGGACGCCCAAGCTATCTTCGACCAGCTGATGGCTGTGAACGCCACGTGGGCTCGACCACTCCGAGAGTACGAGGTCCGAACCATCGCGCGATCGGCGGAGCGCTGGACACCCGCGCCGCTCGGTGGTCTGAATGTGGTGTTCCGAGACAAGCCGCAGCTATACGTCACCGACGCGACAGCGGCGCGCTGGCTGATCATGAGCCAGGGCCTGAATCTAAAGTACGTCAGCGATCAGGCCGAGTGGATGGGCTGGGACGGCAAACGCTGGGCGAGAGACCCGCAGTTGCTGACAACCGAAATGGGCCTGGCCCTAGAAACGGTGCGTGATGAGTGTCGTGGCCTCGAAGAGAACGCGTGGCAAAAGCACGCGGGGCGGTCACTGATTCGGACACTGGAGACCGCCGTCGGGCAAGCTGGCTGCTGGAAGGTGGCGCCGATCGAGCCTATGATGTCGGTCCGCTCGTCCGATCTGGACGCGTTCCCCTACCTGCTCAACTGCAATAACGGGATCGTCGACTTGCAGACGGGCATACTCAAACCACACAATCGCTCTGTGTTGCAGACGCACCTGGCACCGACCGATTATGACCCCCATGCGGACATGACCGAGTGGGAGACGTTTGTCCGGTGGTGTTGCTCGGGCGATACGGAACAGGCTAACTGGCTAAAGGTGATGCTGGGTCAGTCGCTGATCGGGGCGCAACAGGAGCACAGCTGTGTGTTCATGTTCGGGACGGGCGGCAACGGCAAGACTCAGCTCACCGACGCGATCAGGATCACGCTTGGCTCATACGCTCTTGAATCGACGGCCGATCTCATTACCGTCAAGGGCAAGGACTCGCTACACACCGAGAC